AGGTCAACATAAGCGGAGCGAAAGCCCAGACCCCAGTCCGAGTTCGCGCGGGTGCCGTAGCCCAAAGCGAAGACGCCCGCGCTGGCACCGTTGGTCCATCCGCCACCAGAGAAGAACGCCATCTCTGCCGCCCCATTGTTCATCCACATATGGTCACCTTCGTACTCAGAAGCTGTTGCGCTTGCAGGGAGAAGAGCAAGGGCTTTCAAGACCGCCTGCGCTGCAGCTGCCACAGAAGATGCACAAGTAACGTTTGCAAAATCGCAGTCACGGCTTACATCTGCCTGCGTGGTAATCGTCGCAGAATATGTGATCTTGCCGGATACCCAGTCCATTTTAATAGAATTCGCTGTGGTACCTTTACCATCGGGAGTGATATACTCTCCGGTCGTTGCATCAATGGCCTTCCACTGTGCACTGGAGGCAGACTGTGAATGATCAAGATCTGCGGCATTATTATTGGCCAGTACCTGTACCTCTCCTTTTACGGTTCTAAGTCCGCCCATCCATTCCCAGATGTTGCCGTTCAGATCCCAAATGCCTTCCAATGTACCGTCATGGCTCCATGATACAGGACCGGTGCCAGTCAATACTCTGGCTGTTCTTCCGGAATCATTTACTCCCGGAGCTGGAATTGCTTTATAGCCACTCTCGGAAGCATCTTTGCCGTAGTTGTTATTACCCTTCGGCATACAGCCATTCGCCTTACACCATAAAGCAATGGCCGCCCATTCTGCTCTCGTCATAAGATGCCAGCCTTCGCCCTTCTGTGTACAGTAGCTGATTGCCTGATCGAGATTAACAGAAGTCTTAGGATCTTCGCAAGGAAGGCTGTAGGCTCTGTTGTTGTTCACGATATTCTCGTACTTGCTGACGTAGATTGCATCGATTTCCTTGCCATTCACGATGAATGCAAGATGCACTGAATCATCGCCGCCAGGAATAACCTGTGAGTTCTTGAACTTCGGTATCTTTACCATGATAGACGGAAGTCCCTTGTCATCATAGATAATCTCATTTGTAGGACACACCGCTTTAAGTGCCATTGCTGCTAAATCAAAATTTGCCATAGTTGATTATACCTCCTCTACTTTCACTTTTTCATCAATGCTCCAAAGGGTAAGCACCACCTTGTCCATGTCAAGCGGTAATGCAACCATTTTGAAGCCCTTTTCTCCATCCAAGATTTCGTACTCCTGCTCATCATACTCTCTCGCAGGAATATCAACCTCTGCTGCATACCACTTACCGGATGCGGTGCCGATCACAAGGTCTCCATCGTCATCCAAGCAGATGTCTTTATGCTCCGGCTCGTCCTTCTGAAGCTTGGCCAGATTAAGCATCAGTTCATCAGCAAATGTGATCTTAGTTCCGCTGACTTCATAGTCAATTTTGGTTCCTTCGTTTTTTTCTACGATAATCATGAAAGAATACCTCCCTTTACGATGTATTTGATTGTTACAGATTTTGCGCTGCCGTCATACGCCAGTTTGAAGCCATTCAAAGCCTTGTCAGATACAGAAATATCTCCCGGAAGACCACCGGAAAATTCAGTAACTCTTGCCTCGACAAGGTAGTTAGTGGTCTTCCGAGCTTTGGCCAGGTTAATTGTCTTCGCACTGTTGTTGAACGGGTAGTTCATTGAATTGGTGAGTGTGACTGTACCGGATTCTACAGCATTTTCCGATTCCAGACCACTGACACGGTCCTCATGATCACGCTCGAACTGCAGCTGATGCTGAAAAGCAACCTGCAGGGCAATCTGCGCATCCTGGATTGCATCCTCCATATTGTTGAAATTTTCAGCACTCTGGTTAGTTCCCTGCTGAACCAGTTTTCCGGCAGGCTCCAGTGTAGTAGTTCCGTCAGCATTCTGTGTTGCTTTGTAAGTTCTGGCTGGATCTCTGACATTGTCCTGCCATAATTTTCTGTTATACATTGATCTCCCTCCTATTCTTCATCCATGGGTACATCGATCTGGATCAATGCCCCTTCCGTGGCACTCTTTACAATGGAGCGGTTACCTTCATAGGCAACATCACCGTCTGCATCCAACAGCCGGACTTTGGTAATCGTCATTGCTGCCTCGTCCGTAGTCTCGATCTTGAACGTCATCGTATTCCCGGACAAGCTTTTCTCGGTGAAGCGCCCTTCGTACCATGTGCCCGTTGCCGAGGCATAATACTGTGCTCTGACAATTTTGCGAAGCCACCACTTGCGGCTTTTGTCCAAAAATGCCTTCTGCCAAGCCATTACAATCCCTCCTCTCCGCATAGATTTGTACCGCATTCTACATATGTTAAAACAGCAGAGCTTTCAGAAGTCCCCAAGGAAACTCCTTCTTCGCTCTGCTGACCTAATGTAGCAATATTAGGAATTGTTCCGCACTGTTCATAAGCTATCAGTGCAGCATTCTCATTTGTACTAAAAAGAACCGGATTCTCACACACCATGCCTACCATGGTATTCTCAGGATACAAGCCGGTCTCCTGCTCTTCTGAGCTCGGTAAATGCTCATAGACCGCATCTGTCGAGTCGGTGTGTATATTTATGCCATTTTCAAATACCGCTCCCTTAGTGGTGTCCACAGGGTATGTTCCAGCGAGCATTGTTTCATCACTTGGCATATGCGGATATACGATGTCGCTGCCACCTGTTCCGATATTGACCCCGGATGGGATGTAGGCACCCATAGTTGCGATATCCGGCTTGGTGCCACAAAAATCGTACGGGAAAACGATGTGAGATATATTGGTATGCAATTTTATTCTGGTCGTGCTGATCAGCAGAACCTCTACCAATATGTGTGCCGGCTTCATGCGCTCGATCAGTTCCTCCAGATCAGATATGTATACCTGACTGTCTTCCTTGATCTGGGTGGATATCGTAAGTTTGGTTGTCATCTTAATGGACGGAGTCTCGTCACACCCGGTATAATTCTTAATGATCTCCTTTATCAGACTGCCAGAGAATTTGTCACCACCATTCCAAAATAGTTTGACCTTCCTCCTGCGGTATTCAAGATCATTATTAGGATCAGATGGCAGATTCATCCACCTCTCCCACCGGCTGATTGTCTCTTCATCTGCAGTGTCGATGAACTGGTCCTGTATGAGCCGTTCCAGTCCTTCCGCACCAATATCCAGCGTCTTACCAGCAAACCGGTAATTCACATCCATTTCGAGCAGATTCTTGTAAAAACTCGGACCATATGAGAGCAATTCCTCATATCCGCTTCTCTGCTGATTGTAAAATACTGTATCAAACATCGATCAGCACCTCCCTCACGACAGGTGCGTTTTCTTTTCCGATGCTTATATTTCCTGTTGCTTCGGACAGCCGCAGCGACGTAGGATCATAGTCGAGTATGCTTTCTGCTGCGGAAATAATGGATCCGATTGCAGATGCACGTACAATAACCTCTTCTTCCCCACTGATTACAAGGGTCTTGCAGTATTCCCTTGCGGCATTCAGCACTTCCGTTTGTGCCGCCTGTTTGCTGTAACCACTCTTTAGGTCAGCGGAAAAGGATATGGAAATCTCGGTCGGCTCCGGGGCTGCCGCCAGGAAATGCGCACCCAGGCTGGATACTCCGTCGCCCAGTCCGTCACCAAAGGTAAGGGTTTTTCCATTCACCTCCACCTGATAGCCGGCAACGATAGGATCTATATACTCCTGTACGTCCTCTAATATGCTCTTAGCGGGGATTCCGCCCTCCGTGGAATATATCACAGCTTTCACAGTATTTTCGCCTCCGTACAAGGGCAATATGTGTGCTCTTCCGACACCGGTTCTGGATTCGCACCATATTTTATACTGGGAACGGTTATTGTTCTGCGCAGGTCCTGTCTTCTTCCCTTGCCACCGTTTTCTCAGTGCATCGTCTGATTCTACATCAGCGCCGGGAATATAGAGAGTTCCAAGCGTGCAGGATTCGAGACCATTTACCTCGTATACCGGTACAACATTCTGCCCGGATAGCAAATGATTGGTGGCGGTACCGAGCACTTCGGATTCCAGTACCAGCTTTTCATCCTTCGACACCAGCTTGAAATAATATGAATCCACAAAGAGTCTGCTCCCAAGCTCAGGTGTTGTGCCGGAAAATGTCACATCATAGTAGGCAGGGGTTGCACTCTGCCGATAGATGCCGTCCTGTGCCGCTTTCTCCGTCAGGATGTCACCGGTACAGGTATCTACCGCCAGCATCTCGAATGCCGCTTTCAGATCGTTCATAAATTTTGCAATTCTGATACAATGGCCAGTGGCCGCATCCATGAACAGGCTTCCCTGCCTAGTGTCTACCCCGTACTCCTCGCCCAGAGCCCGTGCCTGATCCATAAAATACTCTTCCGTAAATTCCTCAAACATGCCTTAAATCACCTCCTTCATATGCATATTTCCATATATGGTATCCACATCGAAGGATATGATTGCGCTGTCCTGCTGTGGATAAGTATCTTTGAATTCAAATGACATATTGTATACGTCCAGAATTCTTTCATCATAAATCAAAGTATCTCTCACAAGAAACGGCATTTCCGCTTCAATATACTCTCTTGTGGCTGTCCTCTGTACAATAGTTTCCCGGATCTCGCTGCCGTACTGGTTGTCATAAATCAGGCACTTGAATCTGGGAGTAAGTAAGGCTTTCTTTATAAACTGCTTCACAGCTTCCTGACCGTCAACAAATCCGACGATCCTGCCATGATCCCAGTCGATAGCATAGGTTCTGGATGTGATTTCCTCTTCATCCTCTATGGCTGTTACCGGTATTGCTTTGTCAACCGCCATCCGATCACCCCTTTCGATCAAGGATGTAGTATTGTTTGCCATTGTTAAAAGCAAGGAGATATACCGTATCCCCCTTCTTTAGGGCATTATGGATCATCAATACACCATCCCGTACTTTGAATGTATCAAGCTTATGAAAATGCTCTCCATCATCCCCACCGGTAAGCTCGTCATGTGTATGTTTGCCATCAACTTTCGTTTTAGATGTAAGAGTACCCAGCGCCGTCTCTAAATCCACCTCGACCTGATAGTCTGTAAGGTTCCTTGGAACAATTAGCGAATTTGCAGACAAAATCATTTTCGCATCATTTTTCAATGTCACGCTCAGTGGAGATGTGGATGTAACAATTCCTTCTTTCACGCTTGGTCCGTCCGGGATCATCTGCTGGAACAGCTGCTTAATTCCTGTAGGTTCCTGAGTCATAGCCCCCTCCTTCTACAAATTTACATCGTTCAGTTTCAAAGTCATCGTGTGGCATTCCCTGGTGTATTTGTGCGTATCTTCGTCAATGTAAAAAGATCTCTGTATTCCCAAGTGGGGAATGATGACATATACGCATTTCCCGGATATTGCATCCGACACGCCCAAACCACTGACCTTCAGGCTTTGCTCCGGGATACCTTTTTCATCGAATATAGACTCGACAAGCTCCTGCATCTGTGCCTGCGTGTAGGAATCATCCACGGATTTTACCTCCATGAAGGTGCCGATCTTGTCTTCCAGGTCGGTATTGACCTTTTCATACACCACAGCATCTTCCTTTGACAGCAGCCGTACACGGGTTTTCACCTTTTCAATGCTCTTGGAATATTCGTAATTAGTAAGGTTTGCCTGATTACTGCCGGATTCCAATACCCATTGCATCGCATTTTCCACCCTCCTGCGAAGGTAAATAATGCCATTCTCGGAGGAAATGTAGAATCTCTCACCGGTTGCTTTGTATGTAATACTCAGAGCATCTAACATGACGTCGTAAACTGTCGTCTTACCTTTTGGCAATTCCGGTATGACATATCTAGTATCCACCGCCTCCCCCTTCATGCCCAATCTGGTCATACAGTCATTGAAAATTTGTGTCGCAGTTTTATTGGTGTAGCTGAAGGAATCCTTGTTGTTGGCCAGATAGTAGGCATTGTCATAGGCTTTCACAACCAGTTTCTTAGAACTGTTCTGCTTGTGGCTCGTGACAATGCCTCTGAAAAGTTCCGTGCCGTCCTCGTAGAACACGCACTGATCTCCATTGGTGCAGTCTACGCTCACCCTCGAATGGTTGTAACCATCGTCATCCACGAGCGTAATGCTTACAGATCTGGGAGCAGCTCCTTTTCTACCGCTCCACGTGATTTCCTCGAACATATTGGATACATCAAATCCAATGCCGTCATGAATAATTACAAATTGAATCGCCATGTCCGCACCCCCTACGCTGCCGGAATCGTATAAACCTGTCCGGGGTAAATAAGGTTTGGATTGCCGCCTATAACGCTCTTATTCGCATTGTAGATCAGTGTATATTTCGCACCCGACCCGTAGAATTTCTTTGCAATATTCCACAGGCAGTCACCTTTTTTCACTGTGTATGTCTGCGCCGCAGGGGTATTGTCCACTCTGGGGGAAGATCTTGATATTCTCGCCTTCTGTGTAGTAGCATTTACCGTTATCTGCCGCATGGTAATTTCCCGGTACTCCTTGAAAGTGATGTCATAATATATCGTTCCGGGATCCCCGCCGACTTCCTTGGTCGTAAATTTCTCGATTGTGGCATACATAGACACCCCGATTCCGCCAGTAATTGTGAAGCGCACCGGCTTCTTCGTGTTCTTCATGGCCAGGACTTCTTCTACCGCAGTATTCGGGTTCGGAATATCCCTGTAATTGCAACCGCTAAAGTACATTTTAGGGAAGAACCCGGAGAAGGAGATATTGGCAGCATCACTATCCTGTATGATCGTGCATTCTCCGACTCCGTACACACGCAGATTCGAATTGTTGCTGCCATACGACACTTTTATCTCCTCCGGAGTGACCGGGAAATTAAAAATGCTGTTCAGCCTTATTGACAGCTGATAATTAGAACTCATATGCCAAATCTCCTTCCTCTTCCATTTCCTGTTGAACGATGTTCATAAGAGCATCTTTCACATTTTCCAGTATCAGGCTGACTACATCCTCTTTGCTGACACCGTTTCCTGTTACCTTCATCTCTCCGCCACCCTCAACTTTAAGTGTGATCGTTTTATCTACGCTGCCGGAACTGCCTTCATCGCTCTTTCCGGGATCAACATAGAAATCACCAGCAGAAGAGCTTCTGTCCATAATATTTTCAGTTTCATCAGCCGTGTATACTACTTCACCGCCACCGAAATTGATAAGTTCCGGACCTTCTTCGCCGACAAGTGCAAGTCCGGGATCTGCATCACGGGTTCCGACCGCATAACCCTTCGTTACACTCGCTCCACCGAACGCATTCGTCTTCGCAAATGACAGGGAATCAATAGCCAGCTGTGCATTTGCTACACCGGTTTTAATTTCCTCCACATAAGCATCCATAGTTGCCTTGGCCGCCGCCTTGGCATCGTCTTCCATGTTCATATCCTGCACGGAATCTTCCATGGTCTTAACCATTTCATCCAGTTTCGTAGAGAAATCAGTGGAGAGATCCGCCATGCTTGTTGCCGTTGCGCTCTGTGCCGTCTGTAAATCTGTATATTGCTGAACTACTGCAGACAGATCCGCATCGTTCATTTTCTCCATGCCGGCCAACATTGCAGCAGAGTCCTCACTGCCGTCAGACAGATGCGCAAGCATGTCAGACAGCCCCTTGATATCTCCTGCTCTGTCAGATAATGACTCCAGATTGGAATTATAGGACGTCCAGTAGTCGATCTGTGACTGCAGTGCATCCTCAATACTCCGTCGAGACATTGATACAACCGATTCCACCTCGTCCCAGAGCCCGTACTGCCCCTGCACACTCTGGATTGCAGATTCATATGCAGTATCATATGCCTTGGCAAGTTCTGTCAGTGCCTCTTCGTTCTCGGTAATGACTTCTACAACAGCCTCTCCGCTGTCAATCTGCTTGTCTGCAGAGTCCTCTGCCGATGCAGAAATCTCTCCCCAGGCATCCTCACATTCTTTCTGAACCCGTAAGGCCTCATTCAGCTGCTCTGTGAGACCATCGACATTCTCTGTGGTTTTTTCGTATGCTTTTTCTGCCGCATCCAGTTCCTTGTACTGGTCTGAAAATGCCAGTCCCAAACCAGCAAATCCGGTTGAATCAGATGCTGTGATCATTTTGGCATACTGAAAGTACTCCTCGCTTGCCTGATTGTATCTCTCCTGTTCTACTGTCTGGTTGGCGGTCGCCTCTGCCAGCTGTTCCCTTATACTTGCTTCTTTGCCGATCGCTTCCACGTATGCCTGATACTGGCTCTGCATCCGTTCCTGCTTCGCCTGCATTTCCGCATACGCTCTCAGCGAGGTGATCGCCATGCCCTGATTATTGATCAAATCGTCATAAGACAGGTTCAGCCCATCGACGGTAGAGTTCAGCTCTGCAATGACAGCTTCCATTTGCTGCTGTTTTCCTGCCGATGTATCGGTGCTTGCCGACAGATCTTCCAACTTCTGGATAAGAGCCTGCGTCCTGAGTTCATTTTCATGCAGTTCATTTTTGCTGGCCTCATAGTTGTCGATCATCTGCTGACTACTGTCTATCACAGCATCGCATTCTGCCCAGAAATCTTCCAGAGTCTGCTTATTACTCTCGAAGCTGTCTGTCAGATCATCCACCTGATACTTTAATCTTAGGGCTTCTTCTGACGTTTCTCCGTATACATCTACTGCATTCTGATATTCCTGATTCAGTGACTGTAATTCATCGTACTGCCTTTGGGTTGCTTCGGTCCATGTGTCGTATTCGTCCACAGAATCACCCATTACGGCAGTAAATGCCACTATGCCGGCAGTAAGAGCCGCAACCGCTGTCACAGCAAGGAATATAGGATTCACGTTCATGACCGCCGTCCAGGCTGTCGTAGCCAATGCTGCGATTTTTGTAGCGGCTGTGTAACCACCTATGCCAACAGTAATTGCAGCCAGAGCAACTGTCACAGCAGTAAGTCCTGCTGTAATAGCTGGATGCTTTTCAATCAGGCTGCTTGCTCCGTCTATCACATCAGCAAGTCCGTTTTTGAATTCAGATATCGCAGGGTTCAGATCGTCTCCGATTGCGATTTGCAGATTATCCATACTATTTTGTAACCGCTGTGTCGCATATGCGGACGTATTTGTCATGGTCTCATATGCAGCCGCTGTGGCTCCACTGGAATTTTTCAGTGTGATCAGATTATCATTGAAAGTCTCCAGCCCCTGATTGATAACCGCATTTGCCGCCTTTCCAGCTTCTGCGCTGCCCCACAGATTCATGAGAGCTTCACTGTCCTGATCCACACTTTCGTACAGTATGCCGAGTACATCTGCCAGGGAATATCCATCATTCATCAATTGTCCGAATGATTCCCCGGTTTCCTCTTTGATTATTTTGGCCACCTCTGATCCGCTGTCACCCAATTCGTTGAACATACCGGATATGTAGGTTGTGGATTCCTCCACGCTGATACCAGCCTTTGTCAGACTGATATAACCTGATTCCAGATTGTATAGGTCAACGGAATATGCAGATGCCGTACTGATTGCTTTACCAATGGAGCTGCTCAACTGGTCGATGGTCATTACACCCAGATTCTGTGATACGATCAGTGAATCCGATATATTTGCCATCTCGGATGCTTCCAACTGATAAGCATTTGTGGCAGTCGTCAGAACGGATAGCGCCGATGCCGTGTCTGTAAAACCGGCTACTGCAAGCTCCGTGGCTTGTCCTACCGTTGCAACCGCATCTGCAGTATCCACACCGGCAGAAATTGCATTGTAACTGGATACCGCCAGATCGTTCACGCTCTGTGCTGTATCCCGGGATGTTGCTTTTATCTGCTGTGATAACTGATCGGCCGATAAGACCGTAGCATCCGCAATCGTGGCAAGCATGGCAACATTTGTCTCATATTCCGATGCGGCAGCCGAGCAATCTTCAAATGCTGACTCAATTTCTTTGAGCGCCGCTACAATTCCCACCGTAGCAAGCACATCATCGAGCCCGACCACGGATTCTTTGGTTTTTTCTCCGAAGTCCTCCGTTTTCTCCTGAGTATCTTTAAGGGCATCCGCCATATCCGTCAGGACATCTTCTGTCATATACCCGGCATCTACCAGGTCTTTCAGTGAATTCGTTGCCAGCATGGCGCTTTCATCGTAGTTCCCTAACGCATCGGTCCAGTAATTCTGTGCATCCGCTACGCTTATGACCTCCGATGCCGTCTGATTTGCCGTTTCCCCGAGAGCTTCCAGTGCGCTGTTTACTGCGCTTTCTACTTCTTCATACTGGCGTGATACTTTCTGCCCGGCATTATATATGGATTCCAGTTTTGAACTGACGTTTTCCTCCGCATTAAACTTCACAGATACTCCTGCCACATTTCCACCTCCTTCCCATTACGTTCTTCTGACGAAAAAGCTATCTCTTCTGCAAGGGGTCTCTCCCTCTACCTGTTCTGAGGCAATATAAAAGGCTCTCATTCTATCCGGCATTGCTTCAAATTCCTCCGGTCGGAGGTTGTGCCTTTGCCATAGAACGTGAGCCCAGTATGCTTCGCTCCCCTTGCTGGTTATGAGTTTTTTGCGTCTTCCGTCTCTTTCTTCACGTTGTCTTCTTCTGCATCCAGAATTCCGATTGCTTCAAACACTTTTTTCTGCACGTATCTGAGTTCATCGTTCGTTGCGAATACTTTCAGCGGCATATCGGTGATTTCCAGACAGTCGAAGTACTTCATCAGTTCCTCGTCCTTCAGATCGGGATATGCCAGTGCTTCTACGAGCAGCCTGCGGTTGACCTTCTCTGTGTCGGTTTCGATCCGGAATACAACCTGTCCACCCTGAACCACATAATTTCCTTTCTTGTCCTTCAGCGGAGCCTTGGTCTTATACATAGAGTGAATCTCTAAGATTTTATCATTATGGAGCTGGCGAACCTGTAATTTCACCACTTCTCCCTTCTCGTCTCTGATAGTATCCGGTCCGGGAATCTCGATAATTCTCTCTTCCTTTGCTTCCGGTCTCATGAAATACTTTAAATTCTTATCTGCCATACTGCATCCTCCATTCTGTTGCCCCTGTGGGCTTCTAATATGCCCTGCATTGCTCTTTATATTGGTTTACGTTCAAATAATCGTTTTCATGGTAAATACGCAAAATGAGGCACATACAGAAAGTACTTTCTCCCTGTATGTGCCGAGCATCTTACACTACAGCACGACCGCCAAATGTGATAGATTCTTTTACAACCTCTCCATCGGTGTCGATATCCATCAGCGGGATTTCACTGGTGATCACAGCTCCGGTTACAGTCACGGACTCGGATCCGACAGAAGCATAATAGTCGGAATCCGGATCTGATCTGACTCCCTGAATCGTGAATTCCGGCGTCAAACCGTCCTTGATGTACTTCTTGACAATTTGCTCGTATCTGTTGGTGGTCTTATATTCCTCCACAGTCACGGTGACATCGTATCCCACCCAGCGTCTATGAGTGCCTTTCTTTCCTGCGACCTTGTAACTGGCCACCTTGGGATTGAAACGGATCGTCATTTTTGACAGGTCCATAACTTCTTCTCCGTCAAGGTACGCTTTGCCTTCTGCAAGAGAAAGCGGTTTGATATTTTCAGACATTTCCTATACCTCCTATCTTGTAGATACAGAGAAGTATAACTTCTCGGCAGAATCAACAGCCTGCAGTCCGACATTGAAATAGGTCTCGTCACCGGCGGTCTTGGTGCGATCCACTTTGAAATCATTGTCAAGATCAACATTCTTAATTGCTCCCTGGTCCTCGTAGCTCTGGAGCAGCTTCCGGCCAAGACCTTCCATGACCTGAAAACCATCCTCGTTGTTGTCGAACGTGTTGGGAGGGAAGGTCGCCTTCAGATCGTCTGCAAAGCTGTCATATACACGGATTACTCTGTTCTTGGAATAATCTGATGTACGTTTCTTGGTGAATTTATGCAGACTGTTGATGTCATACTCCACAATAACCTCGTCGTCTTCGGATGCGGAGAAGAAAAATTCTCCGTCGTTGATGGCCTCAATGGCTTCCTCATTGGTCTTCAGACCGACAACGTGTGTTGCTCCTTCAACTACTACATAAGTGTTGGATGTAACCTTGTCTGCACCGGCAGTCACACCGGCAACCCACGCACACGCCTGTGCATTAGTCAGATCCCTGCCGTTCAATCCGTAGGAATTGGTTACATTGATGATGCCCTCGTAATCAGATTTAGCATCCGGGAGCACAATCTGAACATTCTTACCGCATTCCTCACGCAGATATTTTACCTTTGTGATTGCTGCGGTTTTCAGCGTCTCTTCCGTTACGGGGAGTGCCATGGTATTCCACTTGATCATTTCGGATGCATCCAAAAATGCTGTTACGGCAGAATTGGATACCGTGCCGTCTGCACCACCGGTCAACTTTGCAGAAGCGAATGCCGTAAGCTTTGCCTCCGTGGATTCTGCTGTAAATGCAACATAATTTCCAGAATTTGCGGCAATCAGGTCAGCAACAGTGGAAAGACCAGTGTATTCTTCCGCCACGTCTGCCTCCAGGTATACCTTTACTGCAAAGGTATCCTTACCTGCTTCTGCCACACACGCTACAGAGATATCATTACCTCTGGTACCGCCGTAAGCAGCCGTGAGTGTGATTCCCTCTGCAGTGGCAGTAGCCTTTGTTCCGGGATTGATCACATATACGACAACCGTGGTAGCTCCCTTGAAAGTTTCACGTACCAGCATCATGAAATCGTTGTCATCATAAACGCTGTGACCCAGCTTAGCCATTTCTGTATCCGGAGAAGCTGCTGTCAGCTTAATAGTCCCCTTATCGGGACCCCATCCAAGCCCGATCAGCGGAAGCAGTGCTGTACCTCTCTTGGATCCTTTTACGGTCTGCTTGCCTTCAGGTACGAAATTGATGTAAGTTCCGGGTCTTTTCTTGGAAATATTCACGTCAAAAGTTCCGCCCATGATTTACTTTACCTCCTTCTCTAACCATGTCTTGATATGTTCCTTTACCTCTGAGACGGTATAGTCACCGTCCGGGAGATCTGCTGTTGCTCCGGCAAACGTGCTGGACGTGACACCAAACAGCTTCACGCACGCTTTGCGGAGTTCCTCTTTTGCATACTTTGTTTCTTTTGCAATTTCCTTTGTAACTGCTTCTGTTTCGGATTCCTTTTTATTAGGCATCTTCTCCTCCTTCTCCATTCTCGGAATCAATAGGTGTACCATTGGCGAAGAAACGTCTTGCCAGAATGACGGCATCCTCTGCGTACCTTGTATAACGCTTCCAAGACACCTTCATTTCATATACGCCGGCATCCACTTTGGAGATCTCCGGCATATTGAGTTGGAAATGTTTTCCTGTCTGCTTTCCGTTTTCATCCACCAACGGAATCTTATTTCTTCTCTCTGTCATAGCCTGTAATACCAGTCCTGCCATCGCATATGCCTTCATGGACGATATATCCATGAATTTGATATACATAGTGAAGCTTGTAATATATGTGCTGACAGAATGAGCCTGCGCATCCTGCTCCGGTGTCGGGTAGAACACGCATGGAACAAGCAGATCTTCCGGTACCTCCTCGAAATACGGATGCACAGAAACTACACTGGCAATAAAATAATAGATTGCTGCAATTTCATACTCCAGCATTCCAGC